AGACAAGGCATTTGAGATAATTGCTAAGGGATTAGAAAAGCTCAATGATGACCAGAAACTGACCCAACAGCATTACAATCTATACGAGCATTTTGTTGGTCTTGAGTAAATAGAGTTTCAGCAAGGAAGCTTTCGATGGCGAACAAGAGAAAGCAGGTAGCGCTTCTATTCCCCCTAGGAGGTTTAGCCCGCAGGTGGGCCTATCAGCAACAGCAGCCATATACAACTCCTGATTGTATGAATGTGCGCGCTGTAGCATCTATAGAAGGCCGTGAGCGAGGCGGCAGCCGACCAGGACTGGCAGAGTCTCATTCTACCGATCTTGGTAGCGAGATAAGATTACTGGCCCCCATGACTCTGGCTATGGGCGACTCTTTTACTGCGTGGTCAGACAATTTCAGCGGCGCATCTATGGCCGCTGCATGGACTCGGGCATCATGGGCTAGTGATTTGCCAGGAATACTGCCCTCTGCACTAGCCAGCGTAGATACTAGCGTTGATGAGGGAGAGGCAGTTCTTTCGACCCTTCCTATAGACTCCTCAGAAACATACACGGCCGAGGTGTACCTAGTTCCTTGGAACGGAGCATGGCACGGAAAATATCGTCTGTATCTCCGACTGGACAATACTACTCCTGCGATTGGTACGGCAGGGGTTAAGATTGAGCTTACACAGACTGGTAGTACGGGGGCCTACACTGCTACTCTTACCTCCTATCTAGCCGGTACACCTACTATAGTCGATACTGCCGGTGCTACAGTCGATGTAAAGCCTAGTTGGCTCTCAGTTGCGGTTAGTGGCAATACTATAGCGGTGTACTGGCAAGGCACTGAAATTATGTCTGGCACCGCTGGTGCACAAACAGGACTTCGTGTAGGCTTCGGAATGGAGTGCTCTGTTGCTGGAGGGCTGTGTCTAGCTAATACGTTTAGAGTACAGTATTACTCTACAGGAAGCGTTGACGTCTTACGATCAATGCTCATCGCATCTTCCGGGGGTGACTTGTACAGAGAGGTGACATACGGAAGTCTCGTGGATTGCGGGCTTACTAGGACCATAAGAGACGATACCATGCTATGTGCTGCCCAGAGCGGGCAGAAGTTGTATATTGCCGACTATGGCGATGTGGCCGCCTCCGGCACAGATGGCACAGTATCAGGTACGTCTCTAGATGCAGCCGGTATAGCAGACTGGACCACATTGGGCATTGTTCCGGTAGATATGGTAGCTGTTATATCTAATCCGCAGGGTACAGCAGTTGCTGGAACGTATCTTATTACGTCGGTTGCCGCAGGAAGTGTGACATTAGCGTCAGCAGCGGGCACCGGGGCATGCGCGTATAGGATAGAACGTTCTCCCAAGGTGTATGACCCACTTACAAATGGAATGATAGCTTTGAAAGCTACTGCCGGAAAGGGGCAAGTTCCTACCGGCTGTCCACTGATATGCAGATACCTAGATCGTATTGTTCTTGCTGGAGCCGAGATAGCTCCTCACGTCTGGTACATGAGCCGACAAAGCGATCCCAATGATTGGGACTACTCCCAGGAGGATAGTCAAAGGGCAGTGGCCGGTACGTCGAGCGAGGCGGGAGTTCCGGGCAGTCCCATAACTGCACTTATTCCTCACAGCGACGATTACCTTATTATGGGTTGCCGCGACTCTGTATGGCGACTTAGAGGCGATCCAGCTTACGGCGGTAGCCTGGATTCTCTTAGCCACACCATCGGAATTATAGGCCCCAAGGCGTGGTGTCTAGGTCCAGGTGGGGAGCTTATATTCCTGTCTCTTGATGGCTTGTATGCTTTAGCGGCTGGTGGGGATTCATACCCAGTACCACTATCGCGCGAGTTACTTCCACAAGAATTTCTAAATCTTAATCCAGATATGCTAACGGTATCTCTTGAGTATGATATTCAAGGGCGCGGAATTCATGTCTACCTGACACCTGACTCCTCCAATCAGCGTATACACTGGTGGATGGACTGGGAACGAAAAACATTCTGGCCAGTTTCTTTAGAGTCTGATTACGAGCCTACCTATACTTGTGCATATCAGGCCACGGCGATAGAGGATTCAGGAGTTATATTAGGATGCCGAGACGGTATGTTGCGCAGGTACAGCAGCCTTGCTGAGACGGACTGCGGTACGGTATTCGAGTCTTACGCTATGATAGGCCCAATTGCCCTTGCACCAGAGGGTACAAGTGGCAGGATTATGTCTATGGATGCTACTCTAGCTAATAACAGCGGTGATGTAACATGGGAAACGGCTTGCGGTAATTCGGCAGAGGCCGCTGTACTAGCTACTGCGAGTGACTCTGGCACATGGTCGGCTGGCCTGAATGCTACTGCACGCCCAGCAGTATTTGGACAAGCTGCGACAGTTACTGTGACAGGCGACTCTGGGCGTAGTTGGGCACTAGAATCTATCGTAGCTATTAGGCGCGAGTCTGGTCCACGGAGGCTCGCATAATGGCGTGGACTGATCTTGGCTTAACTTGGACAGACTTGGGGCAACAATTTAGCCAAACCGGCATCCGTTCGTTTTGCGACATGGGTGGCGGAGTAGTTCTATCCGGTACGCAGCCCGGAGGTCTTATACTACGCTCCACAAACTACGGCCTAAATTGGACAAGCCTTGGCCGGCAATTCACCCAAGACAGCATTTACTCGATAGAACATCTTGGCGATGGAATTGTTCTTGCCGGTACAGATTCTCCGGGACACATACTGCGCTCTACAGACTATGGCCTCAATTGGTCTGATTTAGGGCGGCAATACAGCCAAACCCATATCATAAGTCTTGCAGATTTTGGCGGAGGAATAGTATGTGCTGGTACTGGTGCTGGAGGTCTTATACTACGCTCCACAAACTACGGCCTAAATTGGACAAGCCTTGGTCAGCAATTTAGCCAGAGTTACATTGGAAGTATGGTTTCTGCTGGTGCCGGTATAGGGCTTGCAGGTACGCAGAATAGCGGAAAAATTTTACGTACCACAAACTATGGGGCTAATTGGACTGACCTAGGGCAGCAATTTAGCCAAACTGGCATATATAGTCTTTGCTATTTAGGAGATGGTATTGCGTTAGCCGGAACAAACGCCGGTCGTATTCTGCGATCTACAGATTACGGAGCTAGTTGGTCAGACTTAGGCCAGCAGCACGCGGTAAGCGAGATATATGGCATTTACTACTTGGGTGACGGGATAGTTCTCGCTGGTACTAGTCTTAGTGGAAAGATACTGCGCTCTACAGACTATGGCCTCAATTGGTCTGATTTAGGGCAGCAATACGGAGAGACTTACGTATACAAATACATATTTTTAGGAAATGGTATATCGCTAGCAGGTACTGGTTCTCACGGCCATATTCTTAGGTCGGTGGGGTCCGGTAGTGACGACGAAATTTCTGTAGCGTCAGATGTGGCAACTATAGCAGAATCAGAATCCACTGTATGCACAGTTACGTTATCGTCTGCCGCACCGGCTGGAGGAGTTACCATAACTATAGCCATTAGTGACGAGGATTCGCTAGTAGCTACTAATTTATCAGATGAGCCTATAGCAGAAGTTGTAGTAGCAGAAGGAGAAACCGTAGCATCATTTATTCTAGTAGGGGTTACTGATGGAGTAGCCGATGGAGACGCTACGGTAATTGTCACACTTACAGCAGACGGATGGGATGGGGATTCACTAACGATTACAGTGACAGATGATGATGCGGCAGAGCCGGAACCAGAGCCCCCCATTCCGACGCTATCCACTGTGCAGTCCTCCTGGAGAGTTCCGAATCCGTACAATCACAAGGAGGTTCGTAACGCATTTCAAAAACTTGGGATTAGTATAGATAGGCACAATAATGACATTGCAGTGCTTTCTGCTATTCTAGCTGGATTAGACGAAGATGATGAGACAGTAATTGAGGGTAGAGTTTCTGATTTGGAGGACGTATCGGCCAGCAATTACGAGGCAGAAGCTGCGGAAAACATAGCGGCTGGCATGCCAATTTATGGAGTGGACGGCCTAGCTAACGCCGGTGTAGCTAGGGCGGATACCGCTAGCAAGGGCAGAGTGGCGGGACTTGCTGTAACAGCGGCTGCCTCTGGATTTACGGTTACATACCAATCGGATGGCAGATTCGAGTTAGCCGATTGGACAACTGTAGCAGGAGTAGCCACGTTGACACCAAGTTCCGTATACTACTTGGCGGAAACTGGTGGCCTGACCACTATTGCACCCACGGCAGCGAGCCAGACACTTACCGAGGTGGGCCGCGCCGTTGAGACTACAGTTTTGGATTTGTGTATTAAAAGACCTATTTTATTGTAAAGGAGTACGGTGTGGCAGCTAAAAAACCACTAGTAATTACATCTGGGCAAATTCAGCAATTGCAGGCAGGCGATACGCTCGACGCATCTGTATCAGAGGTTGATGTTGTATCAATGACCAACGCAAATGCTGGGTCAATTGTAATTGGTGCTCCGGTGTACGTGTCTGCGGCAGGCTCAGTAGACCTCGCCAAGGCTGACGCCGCTGGTACAGTGCAGATGCTGGGATTGGTCAAGGATACTTCTATTACGGCATCCGAAGCTGGTATAATACAGACTGACGGTGTGCTGGTAGCTACTACAGGTCAGTGGGACGCGGTTGCTGGAACTTCCGGCGGACTGGTGGCGGGTACAGTCTACTACCTCGATCCTGATACCGCAGGACTGCTTACAGCTACGGCTCCAACAACGGCTGGCGATTTTGTTGTACGTGTCGGTGTTGCACTTAGTACTACCGATCTGGATATTAGTATAATGCCTCCTATTAAATTGTAATAATGGCTGAAAAGATACCACTGGTTCTGAATGGCGGCGGCGTAGAGCAATTGCAGAGTACAGATACTCTTGCAGTCGCCGCTAATAATATTCTTATCAATGGTGGATTTGATTTTTTTCAGCGCCAAGCTCCCAGTATTCTAACTAGTCGTGCCGATGATACCTATGGACCCGATAGGTGGGTAGTACTTACGCAAACTGCGTCTGTGCAGACTGTGCAAATTGGTGGTACAGAATCTCCGAATGCTGGGCAGATAAAACAGAATCAGGCGTCTGCTCAAAGAATGGGGCTGGCCCAAATTGTAGAGTATTCGAATTCAATGCCGATGCGTGGTAGAAATATTATTTTTCAGGGTAAGCTAAGTTGCAGCAGCGAGCAAGCAATCAGGTATGCAGTAGTAGAGTGGACCGACACAGCAGATACTGTTACAAGTGACATAGTAGACGACTGGACAGACACCACTTATGAATCTGGTAGCTTTTTTATCGCCGGTCTAAACATAGTCGCAGTAGGTAGCGTTACCCCAGGTGCAGTAGGGTATACCCCGTTTTCTATCACAGGATCGGTGAGTGCTGCTTGCAACAACCTAATAGTATTTATTTGGACTGAGGGCACTGCTGCACAGGATGTTACGCTTAACTTTTCGTCAGTCGGGCTGTACCCAGGAACTATTCTACAAAGCTGGAATCCGAGACCTATTGGGCAAGAGATGCAGCTATGCCAGCGCTACTATGAGCGATCCGGATCACTAGTGCATGCTCCCGGCGTGGGGAGCCAAAATTATGAATTTGAAATTAAAACTGCTGCGAAGTTTTATACGCCAATACTTTTGTGGACTGTACCTAAACGCACATCGTCGCCCACAGTAACTATTTATTCCGTGGATACAGACACTGCCGGATATTTCGCCGAACATGGGGCAGGCTTCGCTTACATTGCAGACAGAGTTGCTGCTGTGGGTGCTACCTCTTATTTATACGCTATGCTCGGCAGTGCGTCAATGACGCCTGATAACTATGTGTGGTTTCATTTTACTTCTGAGGCGGAGCTATAAATGGGCGGAGCGTATGTAGCTAAACCTGCTGCCGAAGTACCAGTAGACTATCCACCTGGGTGGGATATTAGCTGGCCATTTCCAGGTGCCGCTCCACCAGGATATAGCCATTTGTTTTCTATGACAGCGGTAGCTGCTGATACTGTAAATTATAATGGATCGCTTGCGTTATCTACTCGTGTCGTTGATGCCGAGGAATATGTAACCCTAGAACCATCTGGTAGTGATAAAATTTACATAACAGCTACGATTGATGACGAGGAGATAGGGCTACGAGTAGCGGGAGGAGAGGAATATTCAGACGAGATCGAACTTGACTACTCAGGCCATGAGTCTGGTGATCTTACGTTCTATGGCGCAGATACTAATCTAGAATTCGATCTGTCAGAAGATAATGAAGATGATACAGTAGTTATTAGTATACGTGGCGGGTTCAATGGTCTGGAATGCTACGGGACTAAAGAGGTTGATATCACTGTTTCTACTGGCATTTATGTAGAATTTAGTTTAGAAACCTCGGACCTGTCCTCATACTACTTGTATGATTCTCTTGGACTGGCGCACTACGTACCCGTTTCTTCTGTTACCTGGAACGGAGGGTCTTGGAATGGTGGGTCTCCTGTAAAAAACACGCTGATAGCGGAGGATACTTTTCAGGAGTCATCGGACAGTCCGGCAGGTATATACTGTACGTATACGTTACCAATAGCATACAGGATTCGTAACTCGATACTTATTATGTGTGGCGCAGAACACAGATATGCCGAGGGGGGTAGCCCTGTTACGGGGGCGATGTTGTTTTCGGTATCAGTTTACAGAAATAATGCAGATGGCGAACTTCTCGGTACTAGGACTGGAGTGTATAGCGTGCCGTCTACTGAGGGTTTTTTTGGCCCATCTGGCATAGCCAAGTCACTCGAAATTTCAGTTTCGACAGATGGTGACATAACAATAGGGGACATAGTGGATGTACCTGTAGAATAGCGAACTTACTGGAACCAAGATTGAAGTATACAATATAACAAAAGGAGAAATGGTATGTCAGGAGGATACATCAAAAACATAACTTCTATAGACCAGACCCCTGGTAATCTATCCACGGCATTTGAGTCTATGGTGAACAATTACAATACAGCCTATAACGAGGCTAAAACTGCCAACGAGCAACGCTATCAGCAAATGCTCAATTTAGCCAACCAGACCACGCAGCAACGTGCTGCTGATACTAGATCGGCGTATGGTAAGCAGCGATCTAACGCACTACAGGGACTTGCTAGACTTGGCATGTCTAATACGACTGTAGCTCCCACAATGAGCATGGGAATTGAGCGCGAGAAGCAATCAGCACTAAATAGAGTAGCAGATGATATGCAGCAAACCAAGTTGGGAATAATGCAGAGCAAGACGGACGCCTACCCGGACGCAAGCTCTTTGCAGTCACTACTAACAGCACTTGGCTCTCAGTATGGTTCTGATAGTTCTGGCATGTCCTCACTTTTGCAGTCACTTGCTAACATGAATTACTAGGGAGATCAATATGCCTATAGAAGTTCGTCATGGCGGGCAAGGTGGCACCGCCGCTGGGCAAATACTTGCTCAGGTATTGCAGCAAGTAGCCGCGCGGAAGCAGCAAGAGGATGCACTCATATTGCAGCTAAACCAGCAGAGCAATATGCAACAGCAGGCATTTAAGCAGCAAGGCAACATGCAGCGTAATGCGTTAGACGCACAGGCGCAGCAACGCGATGCCGAGCAAGAGCAGCAAATTAAAAATCTGCAATTGAAGGCTCAGATTGACGCCAGCCTTATGGAAACTCGCTATACTGTAAAAGATAAAGCAGAGCTTATTAAGATAGAGAGCCAGAAGCAGCGAGGCAGGCAGATGTTCCAGGCTGGCCAGATAACTGCTGATGAATACCAGAGGTTTATGAAACAAAAAGAAAGCGAAGCTATGGGGGTTATCCCTGGCCAGTACCCGAGCTTGTCCCCGTATCCTAACGGCAGAGGCGTTGGTGACTACTGGGATGAAAATGGCGTGACTGTTAGCCGAAAAGAAAATGGCGAGACTTGGCAAGTGGACGAGCGAAAGACGCCAAGAGGTTTGGCCGCAGAGCAAGAAGCTAGGGCTATCGAGGCCAAGGCCAAGATTGATGCTGAAGATCGGAAATCTAAAAGTGCATTTATGGATAAGCTCATGGATAAGAAAGTGCGTGATCCAAAGACTGGAATGGAGCGGAGTCTGTCTGCTTCTGAGATGCGAGAACTGATGGAAAAAAGATTCCCGAGTACGCCGATGCCATCCAAGGAGGACGTAGAAGGAGCACGGCAGTATTGGGACCAGATGGTAGATCGGTATGGGAATAATCCGCCGGATAATATCAAGAAGGCCATGATGCGTGCAGGCGAGGTTATAGAAGCCGCTAACAAGAGAGCTTGGTAATATGCCCTTAACAGACGAAGAAAGACTGGCTTACCTAGATAAACTCAGGTCACAAGAGAAGCCAGATGAGCAATCAGAGCAGCTAGCCGCTAAGACTGACGAAGATAGGCTGAAACTCCTTGCATCCTTTCGCCAGCCAGAAGTTGTGCAGCCGCAAGACCCTCTAGCCTATGATCCTAACTTACCTGATTATGAGAATCAGGCGAATGAGGTCATGTCTCGGCA